TGTCCGTGACCCGTTATAGGTTGCTCCGCAATTAGTTAATGTAATTGTTTGACCCGTGACAAATCCCAAAGGAACCGAAATAACGGCGTAACCGACGTTATTATAAATTGATAGCGCGGTTACTGGATAAGCGTTAAACCAGAGATATTGATTAAGGAGATCCTGCGCGGTTTGGCATACTTCCTCGACGATTGAGTCGGCGTATAACGTGCCAATCCCCAAATTAGCTTTTAACTCCGACGCGGTGACGTATGTGGCCGCCATTCTCCTGAACCTCCTTAATCAATAGCTGACCAGCCGACAAGGGCTACCGACTGGCCAGGATGGAAAACTTAAGTAGTAACGTATTTGCGAACGCCGCCGGCTTGTAATACGGCAATTGCCATGTATCCGTAAATCATTAGATTGACCGATCCGGACGACACAACGTTTACGCTAAACATCGCCGTTGGTGATTCAAAAATCGTCACGGCTTCCGGAGCGATGACAAATGCCGAGTTATTTGCGCCAGCGGTTGACGCGGCGTTGACATCTACATAAGCATCGAGGCCTAGCAGATTTCCGCGAATGGATGAATTACCAATTTGTCCGGCTGAGTTCATTGGTGTCGTTGTGTTAAAGATTGGACGACCAGTAGTGTCGGTGTACCCCATAGCGGCCGCCCAAGTTCCCGACCCAATGACGACGTTTTTAGCAAAATAAGAAGTAGCCGCATAAGTGGCCGCGGATTGAGCCGAAAGGTAAGAAATCAACCCGGCGGCGGTATTAGCGGTCGCGGTTGCGGCGGTTCCTGAGCTAATGAGCTGAGCAATAACCGCGGCGTCCGTAGCGAGCAAATAAGCGCGTTCTAATTGGATCATAAGTTGATCCATAAATACGGGATCAGAACGGTCTATGAGCTCAAGGCTGACGGTCTGTTGTCCGGCGTACTTGGATACTGTATAAGATTGATAAGCGGAGGTCATTCCGGTATTACTTGGAGCGGCCGACTCAGCGGTAGCGGCAACAGTAGGCGCGGTCTGAGTTGGAGTAATGAGCGATGGGACGTTAATGGTAAATCCATTTGGTCCCAAAGCTTGACGAGTACACGCATCGACGGCGGCGCGTCCAAAATTTGTATTACTAACAAAAATGTTAGTAAGGTATTGATTAGGATTAAAGGCCGGGTTAGTCGAGGTCGAATCTGCCGCGGCGCGAATATATAGCGCGGAATCTTCGTCTCCTTGTTTAGCTTTAATCATGTGTGTCGCATAACTACCCATCGAGACGATAGGGGAGCGAACTGCGGAGGTGATGTAAGGCGTTGAAGCTTTGATAATTGGTGAGGCTTCTAGAGATGCCTCGGCTGGTACGGCTGGAGTCGTTTCGGACATCATGGCCTCGCTTTCGTTAGTGGTTTCGGTTTCTTCTAATGCCTTTTCTACTTCTTGAATGTTTTTTAGGACTTCAACGGCATCGGAAATCTTTTGTATTTGCTGATCTTCTTGATCTTCTAATTTCATTTCCGGGTCATCGGTTGATTCAGCGGCGGCGGCGACGCTGGTAACGACCGCATCGGTAAACGCTGGACTTTCCACCAAAGACACTTCCTTTAGGACGGCTGATTGGACATACAAAACCCCGTCCTTGCCTGGTTGGCTAGCTATGACATCCACGCCAACCGATAGGCCACCGATTAAATCTTCACTTGCCAAAATCAGATAATCGGTTCCTTTTTGACTTGCCGAAATTTTAAACGTGCCGTAAATGGCTTCGTTGGTTGTCGAAAATGATTGAGCGCGGCCGATTGGGTTAGTCGGTTCGTGTTGAGCCAATAACTTAATTTTCGCGCCGTCATGTATAGCGATCGATCCTTTTTCAAAGACAACCGGGCCGACGGATGTATTTCCGACCTTGCCAAAGGGAACGACAACGCCGGAGATAATGCGACGATTGGCGTCGGCCGCTTCGATTTTGCTACTAAAAATTAAATGTGTCATTTAGGTAATCCGCTTCCGTCCGGTGCTAAACCCTCCATGGTTTTAGCCTGATCGAGATTTATTAAATTAAGCTCCAACAATTTTTCGGTGACTTGTAAACGGACAACCGGATCAACCCGTAAAAATGTCTCATCAACGGCAAAGCGGATCACCGTTCCGCGTGGCGTTAAATCATCCATGGATAGACGCGCCTCGATTGCCGTGTAAAACGGAGCCAGGGAATAGGCGGCAAATTCTTTTCGACCGTCCAAAATGTTTTGATAGGTCATTCCTCGAAATACCTCGGCGTCCACCATAAAAGCCGGGACGTTACAGGCGCGCGCCAGCTCCGTCGCTAAATACTGTTTGGCTTCGTTATACATCATGTCTTTGGGACTAAATCCCATGTTTTCCGCGGTAATCGTTGATGTTAAATAGGCCGTACTTTTCGATAACCTGGCTTGTTTCCAGGATGCTAATAACGCTTGGACTTGGTTTTCAGGTAAGTCTGCGCCCGTGTTTTTAAGGATTGAAGTCGCCATCGGTGTCTGTGCGGCGATGGCGGCGGCTCTTTCAATATCTAAAGCGGCTTTAATCGTGCTTTGGGATTTGAGTAATAAGCCTTGGTCTAAAGCTTGAAAGGTAACGAGCGATCCAATACCGGACATCGGTAAACGAACGTTATTTAACGAGTAATACTCGATCTCGGTCGATGTGGCGTTATATTTTGGCGTAACGCGGTCGTTTTGTACCCACTCAAAACGAGCTGGTCGCCCGTCCTCTTTGTAAATCTCTGTGACTTGCCAATAGGCCACGCCATACATTAACAAGCTATCAACCGTCCAAGCCACGGTCACGGCTCTAGGCTGACGGATGTCCGGTTGGTCAACCCATACCATGTTCGGCACCGACGCGCCCGTGGCCGTCGCGTAGGTTTGAAGCGGAATAGTGGCAATAGTTCCAGCTAATAAATTTCGGCATCGTGCGACGGTAGGCACCGCCATCGCATCCTGCCGTAAAATTGCGTTAGCGTAATTATTAAACCCACCGTAACCACCGCCCCAAAAACTGCCATAAGGCGCATCCATGACCGCCGGGGCATATTGAGCGGTTATGTTTTTTTGGGTCGCGTCTTTCCTATTGGTGAAGAAATCGCGTAATCCCATGTCATAATTTTTTCAGAATGTCAAGGACATTTGCGGTTAATTTTAAACGTGTCGGATTTAATTTTCTGTAATTATTTGAGGAACGGATAACGGTTTGAGTAATTGGTGAACGATCATAGCCGCCGAAATCGGAGCGGATATGTCGCCAGCTGATGCGCGTTTTACAATACGCCAGCCGGAATCATTTTGTTTGGCGGCTACATTGTTCATTTGGGATATAAATTCGTCTTGACCGTTATGGACAACCCGGCCGTTGACTAAAGCATCAAGGAGATCGGCGCACGCGGTATAAAACTGGCTCCCAGATATGTCGAGACAGTTTTGGCCAGCATGGGCTAAACGTTCGGCGATTGAGGCGGTCGCATATTTGTCGTAGCAAATTTCTCGGGGATGAAATCGGTCTGCCCATTCTTTGATCCCTGCGGCGACCTTTAAATCGTCCACCGTTAACGCGCTGGACCAAGTGTCCAAGATTCCGATACCGACTTTGCCATCGGCGGTTATTTGTCCGGCCATAAGAGAAGCATTTTTACGGCTAGGGGATACGTCAAAGGCGAAAACCGTATAGGCACCATCGTAAATTTTAAAATCCTTGTCGGCGGTTTGCTCTAGTATCCCGTAAGGCCATGGACTTACTAAAGAGTCGATCCATTGACATAAAAGCTCTGTCCGCGTGGCTTCCTGACTGGATGTTGAGATAGCTTCCTCCAAGGCCTCCCGGGTAATTGTGTATCCCATGGCTGGATTAGCCTGAGCCACGTTACGCCAAAATTTATCCGTAAAATCGATCTTGGTGTAAGGATTGGCTGAGTATTCATAGAATCCAAAAGATTTAGGCGGATTGGCTAAAGCATTTTCGCGCATGGAATTAAGCACCGTCGAAAAGGCGTCTCCAGCGTTAGAGGTAAATAATGACATGGAATTAGGCCGCGCTCGGGTAGTTGGCGTTGCCGCGGCGAAAGCTTCTTCGGTAATTTCGCGAAGCTCATCGATATAAAGGAAATCGGCCGTTCGGCCACGGGAACCGTCCCGAGTAGCGGCTACTACGTCCAAGCGGTTCCCATTTTTAAGTTCAATCGCTTCGCTCCCGTGAGCGTAACGGATACTCCTTGTCTGATCTTTTAAAAATGGCTTATCGTTTATCAGATTGGCAATTTCCCGAAAAGTCGTTAACGACATCGCCCGATTCTGCGCCATCATTAAGACATTTTTAGAATTGAATAGGTACAGATGCGCCAGGATCAACATACGCGCCAAATGAGTTTTTCCGGCTTGCCTTGCCACCAAAACCAAGCTGGATCGACGGATGAATAAGCCATTTTCATCGACTGAAAGTAAATCGCGTAGGACGAATTCTTGCCAGGGTAGTAACGGCATCCCGACATCAATCGCAAGTTGTACAACCTCATCCGCTCGGGATTTGGTGTTAAGGAGCTTTGAATGTAGCCGGGGTTTAGCATTCCCCAATAATGGTTCGGCTCGTTTCTTGCCCGTTCTGGGTTTACTCGGGGTCATCGTCGCTCACTATGGGCAAGGTTGGCCGGCTGGACGTGGTTTTAGGGAGGTAAACTTCTGA